CGCTATTATAAGAAAAAAAACATTTATCTAGTTCATCTTTATATCCAGCAATAATAACCATTAAATCGTCCTTATGATCACTTAAAGCCTCACATAAAGTATCAAGACATTCTTTGGCAAAACTATCTCTCTTTTCAATATTTCCTAAAGCATATGCCTCGTCGATAAATAATACTCCTCCCAAACTTTCTTTTATTACATCTCTGGTTTTTAATGCAGTCTGTCCTAAATATCCAGCTATTAAATCAGAACGGGTAACTTTTTTAAATTTGGATTCTTTTAATACACCTAGTCCACTAAAAATTTTCCCCATAATTTTGGCAGTTTCTGTTTTACCTGTGCCGGGTGGTCCATATATAACGGTGTGCATAAAATCATTATTTTTTGATTGTGATATTTTATGTAAATCTTGTATAAAATAAAGAATTTGATCCACAATATTTTGTTTTAATTTATTCATTCCTATCATAGAATTTAATTCGATAAGAGGCTTTTTGATTCGATGTATGGCTTCCATATTAATATTATATTCAATATGCGGTTTAATAGGGTAATCTTCTATTAATTGTAAAAGTTCTTTAATATTATTGATTTCTCTCGCAATATTGACTTTTTCTTTTTTAATAATTATATGTGGTTCATGATACAGTTTTTCAGACGATGCCAAAAAATTTCTTTTTCGATACAGACTATCATTATTGTGTTTTGATTTATATCTAGGTCTAAGTATCATATGAGATTTAAAAATATTATCAGAATTATTACTTATTTCATTTGTTATTATTTGATTATTTATTTTTTTCATAAATTTGTTAATTTGAACATATGTATTAATTTTTTTATTTGTTTCGCTTATTGGAGGAGTATAAATAATAAGTTCTTTATTTTTACTATTTAATGTTAGATTTTCATCTAGAGACATATTAATATTTTTTAAGGTTTTTAGATATTTATTTTTTTGATAATTATTTTTTAGATATTTATTTTTTTCCAATCTATTCATTATTTTATTATTAATATCATTAGATATGTTTATATTTTTTTTGGCATTATAATATTGAAGGAAAAGTGGATTAATAACTTCATACCGAATAATATTATGTTTTGTCATTAATTCTCTACAATTATTAAAAGATTTATTTTTAATTATAATTTTTCTTCTTACATTCGTGTAGGACTTTAAACTCTTAGATTTCCGTACCATATATTATTTTACAATATTATAAAAATAAACTTTTTAAAAAAGTTTACAAAAATAAACTTTTTAAAAAAGTTTACAAAAATAAACTTTTAAAAAAACAAACTTTTTAAATTCAAGATTAAGAAAAATTGATTTTAAAACTAACTTAAAAATTTACTGTATAATATGAATACTAATAAATCTACTATGAGTACTAAATCTACTATGAATAAAGAAGTAATATGGAAATTAATTGAAAGTTATTTTCATGGTAAACATTTGGAGAGATTAGTTCAGCATCAAATAGAATCGTATAATTATTTTGTAAATACACAATTGGAAAAAACAATAAATATGTTTAATCCAGTTGTAATACATTCAAATCATGATAAGGATCCTACTACAGGATTGTATAGTTTAGAGATTATTATAACATTTACAAATTTTCAAATTTATAGACCACAAATTCATGAAAATAATGGGGCAACAAAAATAATGTTTCCACATGAAGCACGATTAAGAAATTTTACATATGCATCTCCGATGACATTGGATGTAAATATTCAAATTGTGAAACGATCTGGTGATAATCTGGACAAAGTGGAAAATTTGCATAAAAAACTTCCTAGAATTCATATAGGAAAAATGCCTATTATGTTAAAATCATCTATTTGCGTATTAAAGCAATATAATCATTTAAGTCCTGAAATTACAGGTGAATGTTCTATGGATGGTGGAGGATATTTCATTATCAATGGTAGTGAGAAAACATGTTTGGGTCAAGAACGAGCCGCTGAAAATAATATAATGTGTTTTTGTATTAAAAAAAATAATAATAAATGGTCGTGGTTATCAGAAGTTAAATCTATTCCAGATAATAAATGTATTTCTCCAAAACAAATAAATTTAACAATTGCAACGAAAAATAATGGATCTGGTCATCCAATGTACATTAATATTCCAAGAATTAAAAATCCCATACCGATAATTACAGTATTTCGCGCATTAGGTATTCTTTCAGATAAAGAAATTTGTCAAATTATTTTATTAGATATAGATACAGAAGACAACAAACCTTTATTATACGCACTTAAAGCATCTATATTAAATAGTCAAAAAATAGATACACAAGAAGATGCAATAAACTTTGTTACTAGTAATGCAATGTATACTCCGATTAATATGACACCTGAAGAAGGATATAGAAAGAAAAGGGAATTTACAGTAAATGTATTAGAAAATGACTTATTTCCCCATTGTAAAACAAAAACCCAAAAAATATATTTTCTGGGATTAATGATAAATAAATTATTACAAACTAGTTTGGGAAGGAGAAAATGTGATGACAGAGATAGTTATAAAAATAAAAGAATTGATTTGACGGGTTCTTTATTGAATAATCTTTTTAGAAATTATTTCAATAAATTAGTAAAAGATATGCAAAAACAAACCATTCGAGAAATTAATAATGGTTCATGGAAGTCTACATATAATTATTTGAATATTATCAATCAGACCAATATATATAAAATTATTAAATCAACAACAATTGAAAATGGTATTAAAAGAGCACTCGCTACGGGTGATTTTGGTATTAAACATACAAATTCTAATAAAGTAGGTGTTGCACAAGTTCTTAATAGATTAACATATATTTCGACACTTAGTCATTTGAGAAGAATTAATACGCCTATTGATAAAAGTGGTAAATTAATTCCTCCTAGAAAATTACATAATACACAATGGGGGTTTATTTGCTGCGCAGAAAGTCCAGAGGGGCAAAGTGTTGGGGTTGTTAAAAATTTGGCTTATATGGCCCATATCACAATACCCAGTTTAAGTCAGCCTATATATGATGTTATAAAGAAATTTATTATAGATTTGGAAGATAAAACACACAAAGAACTCCATACATATGTTAAAGTAATTGTAAATGGATCATGGATTGGTGTGGTAAAAAAACCATATAAATTTTATAAATATATGAAAAAAAAGAAATATCAAAGTATTATTAATATTTACACGAGTATTGTATTTAATATTAAAGAAAAGGAAATTTTAATATGTAATAATGCTGGTAGATTGACTAGACCCGTTTTTAAAGTTAAAAACGAAAAGATTTTATTTACCAATAAAATTAAAGAACAAATATTGAACGGTGAGCTCATTTGGGAAGACTTTTTAGTGAATCATAAAATAAAAGAGAGTGCGGTTGAATATATTGATTCGTCAGAACAAGATACCAGTTTAATAGCAATGAACTCTCGTGATTTAAAAGACGAAACAAAAAAGCAATTTAAGTATACACATTCTGAAATTCATCCGTCAACTATTTTTGGTATTTTGGCTAGTTGTATCCCATTTCCGGAACATAATCAATCACCGAGAAATACATATCAGTGTGCTATGGGTAAACAGGCAATGGGGATGTATACGACAAATTTTCAAAATAGAATGGATAAAACCGCATATGTACAAACGTATACAATGAGACCTCTTGTAGATACTAGACTAATGAATATGATTAAATTAAATCAAATCCCTTCGGGTGCAAATGTGATTGTAGCAATTATGACTTATTCGGGATTTAATCAGGAAGATAGTATTTTGTTCAACAAGGGTTCTCTAGATAGAGGTTTGTTTGGAGCAACAATATATCATACTGAAAAAGATGAAGATAAGAAAATTCATGGGGACGAAGAAATACGATGCAAGGCGGATAAAACAAAAACGAAAGGTATGAAATTTGCAAATTATAACAAATTAAATGAACATGGTGTTATTCCTGAAAATACTTTGTTGGAAAATAATGATATTATTTTAGGAAAGATCGTTCCCATAAAAGAACATAGGAATGATCATACAAAGGTTATTAAATATAGAGATATGAGTAGAGTTTATAGGACAAATGAAGAATCCTATGTTGATAAAAATTATATGAACCGAAATGGAGAAGGATATACTTTTGCAAAAGTCAGAACACGGGTTTATAGAGTTCCAACTATCGGGGATAAATTTAGTTCTAGACATGGACAAAAGGGAACTATAGGTAATATATTTTCAGAGGCAGATATGCCTGTTACTGGTAATGGATTACGACCCGACATTATTATTAACCCTCATGCTATTCCTTCTAGAATGACGATAGCCCAATTAAAAGAGACATTATTAGGAAAAGTTTTATTAGATATGGGAATATTTGGAGACGGAACTAGTTTTGGAGAATTGCCTATAAAGAAAATTTGCGAGATGTTGTTAAGTTTAGGAATGGAAAAACACGGAAATGAAATTCTTTATAATGGTATGACGGGGGAACAATGTGAATCAGACATTTTCATTGGTCCAGCATTTTATCAAAGATTGAAGCATATGGTAAATGATAAGGCTCATAGTCGCAGTTTTGGTTCGATGGTAGTTTTAACCAGACAACCCGCTGAAGGAAGAAGTCGGGATGGGGGTCTGCGTTTTGGAGAAATGGAACGAGATTGTATGATTTCACACGGGGCAAGTCGATTTACAAAAGATAGAATTTATTATGCCAGTGACAAGTTTGAGGTATATAGTTGTAAGAAATGTGGAATGTTTGCAGTTTTCAATCAAGAAAAACAAATACATTTATGTAAAACATGCAACAATAGAACAAGTTTTAATAGAATTCTATTACCATATGCGTGTAAATTACTCTTTCAAGAATTGATTACAATGAACATCGCTCCTAGAATTATCGCCAAATAAATCGTTAAAATTATGGTTTCGCAAATAATGGTTGTTAATTATGGATTCTCAAATAATTGTTAAAATTATGGTTGTAAATAATTTTTTTTGTTATTATTTTTTTAATTGTATACTACATACTTGTAATGGAAAATAAAAAAGAAGAAAAATCATATAAAACAGTATTAAGTAATGATCAAAAAAAAGAGTTTGATGAACCATGCAGTGATTTAAAAAAAAAATTATCGATTTGTATGAAAAATAGTGACGATAATATATTAGAATGTCAGTCGGTGAGAAACTCTTTCGAACAATGCTTGGAAAAACATTTCCGTCGATGAGTGATTTTTTTGTTATATATATTTTTAATTTTGAATATATATATAATGCCGGATACATTTATTAAGGATATAGATATTACAAATTTAGCAACGTTAAAAATATATAAAACTAAGGAAGAACCTGAATATACTACTATTGAACAATTTATAGAACAAATAAACGTCTGTAAAACAATATTGGAAGATTGTATTACAAATAGACCACAAACTCAAAATTCCATTCCTACTATAAATATTTATCTGGGAAAAGACGGATGGACATCCGGAACAAACACATTGGGAGAAGCATGGAGTTATAATAATATAGGAAATATTCGTATTAACCAATGGAATACTGGTCAGTATTATTTAAATGATACACTACAACATCAAAATATTTCAGTAATAATACACGAAATATTTCATGTATTTGGGTTATTTCCTAATTATATAGGTGGAAATATAAGTGAAAAATCAGATAGTGAAGGAACAACGCGTAGAATATATACAGGAGCAAATGGATTAAATGGATATAAAAAAGTTTTATTGGCAAATAATATTACAGTCCCTGATCCTATATATATATGTTTAGAGGATGATTTTGGTTCAGGAACCATAAATGTTCATTTAGAAGAAGCATACAATAGTTCAAGTGATAAATACGAAGTTATTAAAATAATAGATACAACTACAGGTGAACAATTTTATCCAACATTATGGAATGAAATAATGTCAGGATTATTGGACCGAGATTATAATTATATTACTCCAATAACAATGGGTTGTTTGGAAGATTTAGATTATACAATTAATTATGACTCCCAATTTATTGTAACAAATGGAACAAATATGAATTTTGTTACGAATGAAGAATCTAAACAACTGGGTACAGAAAAAAATTATTTTACATTAGATGAAAATATATATGATATATCATATTTAAACAAAGTTTTGAAAGGTGGTGAAGTGAATAATATAAATATATTAACTGAAATGGTTATTGAAAAATGGGGACAAAAAATACCATCAAAATAAATTCCGCAAAAATAATATAATATAATAATAAATGAAACTATTTTTACTTATTATTATAGTTATCCTTATAGGTGTTATTATTTCACTTTTTACGGAAAAACAAAAGAAACAAATTATTAATGTTACAAAACCTATGTGGTGGGGTCCTGCTGGAAGAATTCCCCCAAATCTACCAGTACGATGGGGATATAGACGATTATGTAAAAAAAGACTTAATTGTTAAGATTAATATCGTGTTAATATTAGTTTAATATTAGATAATAAAGAATAGATATTGTTATAAAGATATGTCAGTTGAAATATTAGGTTATGCTGCAATATTATTTTCTGCATGTGCATCTATACCCCAATTATATCAAATAATAAAAACAAAAAAGGTAAGAGATTTAAATCCCTATTTTTTTGTATTGGATTTTTTTGCGTGTTTAATGTATATTATATATGGTATATTAATTGAAAATTATATTGTAATGGGATCATCTATTATGCCATTAATAAATAGATTTATTATTATTGTATTATGGATTTATTATAGAAAAGAAACTATTGGCGAATAACATTATCAATCACATATTTTTTAACATCATCATCGTACAAATTTACTTTTTTTCCATTTAAATATTTTATAATAATTGCAATTTTATCCATTAAATATTCAATAACTTCCAATTCTCCAGCCATTAGTGTATACGCATTTTTTTTATTTTGAGGACCAGACATTTTATGTTTGTTATAGTATTTTGCTGTGTGAGGATATTTCTTCTTTAGTTGGTTCAACAATTTATAAACTTGTTCCATAACTTTACCTTCGCTATGTCTATCTTGATATTTATTAATTATTATTGAAGAAGAACTTTGATTATTTCTTACATAATTTAATAAACTATGAAAATCATTAGAATTTATATTGTTATCAATATATCCTTTAAAATCCCGGGTTTTAATATAAATTCTAACAGTACTATCGGGTAATATAAATCCATAATAAATAAAATAACTATCCATCGATTTAATTCCATAACTATCCATTATTTCATCTCCCGGACGAATGGGTGCTCTTGCTATCATTTGATAACTCTGCAAGTTATCATTATAAGACCAACGTGTTTGACAAGTATTACTGTGATTTAACATATCTGCAAACGGAACCATAGCACTCACAATATCGCCATTTATAACAAGTCTAAAATTTCTAGAAGATACTAATGATCGCATTCTATGGTAATCATGAAATCTAAATACATCAAAATCGGGTACATTACTTTTAAGTATTTTATATTCTTCGCGAATAAACCGATTTCTCTCCCTAATTCTTTCATGTAAATAACTTCCTCTGATATATTCAAGATCTTCTTTCCAAAAAATAGGTATATGATCTAATGTTTCGGGAAGTGTATCGAAATAAGGTGTCCAATCTACATTTAACATAATTCCTTCAAATTCTTCTGCAAATAACATAAACACAGCAATCTTTATAATATTTTTTTCACTTGGAGTTTTATTTTGAAATATGTTATCCAATTGTTTTATCTCTGGAACTTGATCTGCTGTTCTATTAGTGATAATTAGATGTTTTGGGATTAAAAAAACGAAGTCATCCTTTTTTATATGTTTTGCAGATACGACACCTCTTTCATTATTGGATTGGTCTATAATTTTTAAATTATCAATATTAACTTTATTATCAGTTAACCATTCTAATAAATTTTCCATATAATTTATAATATTATTAAAATTTATATGAACCTATCTAATTAATAATCTAATTATACATCGATGAATGCTTATATAATTTACAATGCTTACAATTATACTTAATTCTACTATTACGATCTCCGTCGTCTAAATAAATCCATTCATGTGTGCAATTGCGCCACAGATATTTTTCTATTTCTTTAATATCTTCTTTTGAGCGGTAAATAAATCTTTCAGAAAATACTATATCTTTCTGTAATTTATTTCTTAAAACAACTTTTTCATGTATATCATTTGACAATTCTTTTGATGTATTACTTTTTTCCTGTTCTACAACTTTTTCCATTTGATTTACTAAATTATCATATATATTTTCGTAAATCAATTTATAAATAAATCTCAGGTTATGTATAATGGAAAAAATACAAATTCTAGAAAATATTATTATCCAAATGAAAGATTTAATTTCTACTGAAAAAAAAGCACTACTTGTGCAAGTAAAAAAAGTTAATCATAATTTAGAAAATACTGTCGAGGTATTAACCAATAACGACATTAAAAAAATATTAGAAAGAGTTGATTATTTATATAACACTGTCCAACAACAAAATAAACGTATACACGAATTAGAAAATAAAATAACCTGTTTATCGACAGAGAAACCTATTAATCCATTTGACAATTTATAATGGTTCTTTATAAAATATCGTATTTTGTTTTGAATTCTTTAATTAAATTTTCAGGAATTTCATTAAAATCAATCATTTTTTTATTAAGTAAATATCTCTCCATAGCACCTTCAACATTTTCTAATTTGGTTTTAAATAATTCTTTATCATCATAATATTTGCATGCTGTTTTGGGTCCACACTTTTTGAATACTCCGGAAATATTATCACTCTTATCTCCTGTGAGAATTTTCACAAAAAGATCTTTTTCTGGGTCATTAAAACTAGATTTTTTTTCGGTAAGTTTTTTGAATTTAAGATCATAAATATGAACATTGTCTCTGGCTAATTGTAAATAGTCCATATCACTTGTGATAATATAAATATTGGCTTCGGGATACTTGGATACAATGTTTTTTGTTACGATGGCCAAGCAATCATCTGCTTCGAGTTGCGGATAAGAGAATATTGTTTTTGCACCACCTTTTTGAAATAAATTATCATTGTATGCTTTTGCAAAAAATGGTCCGCCTAAAAAGGTATCGTCATATATGCGATTGGCTTTATATGTTTGTAAATGTTTCATTCTCCATATTGTTTTTCTAGGACAGTCTTTTCCTACAAGAATAATGGGATTTGTAATGTTGAGTTGTTTAGGTATGTCCAAGATTTTGGTTTGAAATGTTTTGATAAATTTGCCCATAAATTCTTCATTATCACATGGTGGGTTTTCTTTGTCGATGGTTTGTTCTTTTTTAGCAAGTTTAAACCAATTTAAGATAGCATAAAATCTGAAAAATATGAAATAACTTCCGTCAATAAGAATAAAGTTGGGTTCGGAGGACATAATTAATGTAGATAAATTACTTTAAATGAAATATTCAATTTAATATA